ATACCTTTTATCTGACCCATTTTATGGCAATTATTTATATTGCTTTTTATGTCCAACTGTGTTAATATATATTTCGTAGTCAATGCGCCGAAGTGATGGAATTGGCAGACGTACTGGACTCAAAATCCAGCGGTGGCAACACCGTGCGGGTTCGACTCCCGCCTTCGGCACCACTACTGTTCGCACACTCTATAAAACATCTTCGGATTGACCGCTAGATTTATAGGTGTGTAACTAGAAATTAAAAGCGATCTCCTTAATTGGAAATCGCTTATTTTTTATTTTACGGACATTCTGTGTCCGGTTTTATTTTTTGGACTGTTACAGCTAGATATGTTGCACACCCTCATTCCCAGACATAGTTAGGTATGCCTAGGTATTTTATAAGGCCTTAGAACTCAATCTGAGGGGTCGGTTTTTCGGCTATTTCACTCACTTTTTAGAGCGGACATTCTATGTCCGGTAGATAAGGAAAAACCCTGGATTTCTCCAGGGAATGTAGTAAAAGTCACTTGCATGGTAAGCAAGTGTTTTATATTCGTTACGGAACGCTAGTAATAAATGTTATGATCATGGCTGAAATTCCCAATATTATGGTTATCCCTAAACCAATTATCCATCGATTAGTACTATTTGAATTATTATTTATGTTTGTTACTGCATCGTCAATTTTCTTATTCAAACTCAGGATTTCGTCATGTCTTTGTTTGTCTAAATGATTTGCATTCTCAATATGTTTACTTATCATTTCTGATACTCTATTTTCCATGTTAGTTATATCTGACTTTATTTCTCTTAAATTATTATTAAGATTATCAAAGTATTTTTCTTGCCAGTTCAAATCAGACATTTTCTCATCCCCTCCCGTGGTGAACCCCCGGTCTTGTACTTTATAAGTTTTGCTACTAGTAGAATCAATATATTGGCCTTGTTTCAAATTTTCATATATATACCTGCTTAATAACGCTCTTTCCATCCTATTGTTCATAGATAATTCGATACTATCTTTTCGTTTACTATCAATAGTACTGTTGTTATTACCAAAATCATGATACACTACATTATCTTCGCTAAATGTAGTTGTTTTATCAAAATCTTTATTCGTCTGCGCCAATGAGATCACCAACCAACTTAAGTATATTACTGTTATTTTCCTTGATATCTTTTATAGTAATCCCGTTTAAATTGTTCACATCATAATTATACTTTACAAGTTTTTCTCCTTTTAGTAAAAAATATCTTTTCCACCTATTGTAGCTATATGAACTCACTGATTCTACTTCTCTGTAGGATAGTTGCCACTCTATCATTTCTGACAACTTGTCAAAATTAACATAATCTTTGATAATCATTCGCACTTCTTCTTCTTTAATTTCACCTTCGAAAAAAGCTCCAACTCTAAATTGAGGTAAATTTATTTCTAGCATAACTTCTTGAATTCTCTCTATCTTCTGCTTAATAGCTTCAAAACTAATATCTGAACTTGTGATATTGAAATCAAATCTATTTCCTGTAATCGTTATATTAAAATGATTGGAATTTAAAATATACCTAGGTGCATCAGGTGGAATTTGATTTTTAAGTTCAGCTGGATAAGCTTGGATTGGCTCAATTCCCTCAAAATCATCTGCGAAACTCTCTTTGATTTTTGCTATAGCCGAAAAACTACTAAAACTATTATCAAGAGGTTTCAAAAAAATCACAGCATATAAAAACCTATCAATTTTTACCATCACATACCACCTCAATCATTTATAGTATCTTATTTATTGTATACCATTATTTATAATGTGTAAACAATAAGAAGCCGCAAATAATTCCTCAAAAATCACAAAATGTACAAATATTAGTACAAAAAACAAAAAAAGCCCCGGGATTAACCCAGGGCATCACTAGGAGGCAAGTCGTCCTCCACTCTCTTCTTATTATATTGTATAGTTAATTGATGTACATATACAGCCATGCCTGCTGCAAGTATTCCCTGGATGATTCCATTGAGGATAGTGGGGCCTGCAAACCCGTCCTTAAGGCCGAATATGGCTATGGCCATGGCGATTCCAAGAACCCCCAGGATGATTGGTATTTTCCAATCCTTGATTTTCGGTATCTTCTTGATCATCAGACCAAGGATGATGAGCACCGGGACCAATACCATGGTTTCCGGATTGATAAGTTCTAGCATTTCTACACCTGTCATTTGTTCTACTCCTTTCTAATTACACATTCCCAACTTTAACATTGTATCTATAGGTTATATCGTTGATTAACTGATCCCATGCACCAGGAGTCTGAACATAATACTTGGGGCAGTCTTTGCCTGTAACGTCATAATGCCTCCAAAGGGTGTACCTTGATGGCTCAAGTCCAAACTCAATCAGCAGGTCTGATACCCTATCCAACAAAGCATAGTAGGTCTTCACTCCAAACTTGCCACTCCAATCTGGGTGACAGACTTCTATACCATAAAGATGTCTGTTGGGAGCATTATCCAGATGCACCTGGGCATTTAGTTTGTAACTCTTAGCTCCAGCGTGAAATGCTACCTCATCCCTGGGAACACATATAACTACCTCACCATCCGGTCCTATGATCTCATGGCTTGATGCATACCTTCTAGGTACTGTGGCTTGATTCTGGAGGCTGTTGAAGTAATTCCTGTTATCCATTGCATCTGTTCCAGGGTTAGCCACCCAGTGTATGGCAATACCTCTTATGTCCAGCATCTTTGAACCTGGTCTAGAGTAGGTGTTGAAGTCCAGCAAAGCTTCTATAAGCTGGTAGTCTTTAGCTACTTTTTTTTTACGAACCCATCCATTCTTGCCAATACTGTAGCAACCTCTTCCCTAGTCATAGGTCTATCAGGTCTAAACAGGTCATCCTCTGGCCCAGGCTGTCCCTCTTCATAGCCTTTCATGTAGCCTTTATCTACCATGTAGTTAATGTAATCCTCTGACCAGCGTCCTTTAATATCCTTAAACTCTGTCATGTTATCATCCTCCTCTGGGGTTGGTTCTGGTTGTTCTTCCTCTTCTTCAGGTATAGGTTTAATATCCGGTATGTTTTTAGGCAAAATAAAAAGGCCGTGTCCGCTGTAGACATCAAAGCCCCTCTTGTCTTTGTCTATTGTATTATCGAGAATAAACTCTTTCGCTTCTTCCCTGGATAGCTTCTTAAGTCCATTTTCACTTAACCATCCATTGTATATGGCCAGCATACCACTGACCATTGGTGCAGCACATGAAGTGCCATTGAAATACATCAGTCTGTCATACCCATCTGATGTTGGTATATATATGTTTGTATAACTTACAATGTCTAAGTCTTCCCCGGAATTGCTATAAGAAGCCTTTTGGTCGTTATGTTCAAGCCATGCTCCCACCGCTATAGTCCAGTTGTATCTGGCCACATCATTAACTTTGTTATCATATCCACTATTTCCACTTGCTGTTATGATGGGTATATCGACATCTTCTAGTTTTTCAAATACGTCCATAGATACCCTGCCATTGAAGCTGCAATTTATGGCATCTATCTCCAATTCATGTTCTTTGATCCAGGCGACAATCTCTTCCTTATGCCCAGCGAACCAATTAAATGCATAGATAGTCGAATCTGGCGCAACTTCCCTAACAACCGAACAAACATTTGTCTTGTGGTTAACCTTGTCATGGCTATCATTAAAAGGTTCTATAACCCTGGTGTGTTCGTGTGGCCTACCATTATCATCAAGCACTACTACAACCCCACCCTTACCCTTGAATCCTGCTTTATGCCAGGTTGTTATATTGCATTTTTCAAACTCTGGCATATTTTGTTTAATCAATCAGAACACCCCCATTTCTATTTCTCCCTTTCCAGTTTGCGAACGATAAAGTTAAGAAGTTCCAATACTTCTATGGAGACCTCACCATCAGATTTTGCCATTTCTTTTAGCTCCTCCACAAGTCTCTTTATTTCAAGGGCGTTGTCATCGTGATTCTTGAAGTTGCTATTGACAGATTCAAGCTCCCTTAGCACCACCTCACTATGCCGGTGGTTAAGATCAGTGATATGAGTATTTTTCTCAATGGCTGATGCGTTCTTTTCCATAGCATGAACAAACTTCTGCCAAACTTCAATAAATTCTTTCCCTGCCTGTACTATTGTGGGAGTATACTTTGCCGCAGTCCTAAAAACAGCCACGACACTCACTATCGCAACGATAGATATGGTCATGGCCAGGCCGTTATTAATCGCTAATGTACTTATATCCATCCTCCACCTCCTACATTATAAAAGGACCCCGAAAGGTCCTTTGCATTTACTTTTCTTGTTGCGTATAAGACACCTATTGTGCAATAACTTTATCGACTAACATGGTAGTTAGTTCGTTGTATTCTATATCAGTTAGTCTATTGTTGAGCAAGAATACATCTAGTTTATTTTGCATCTCGTCTTTTTCTAATTGTGTTTTGTACTCTGTATTTTCAATTAACCTTTTACAAATAGTGTAAGTCATATTTTATACCCCCAATTCTGATAAAGATTGTCTGAAGTCCAAATCTACAAGATATTCATCTTGTTGTAGTTGTTCTGTTTTAATTTGCAAATCTCTCAATGGATGAGTATATCCTTCGGGAAATTGACCATTTAAAATATAATCAATATATATTTCTCTGAAACTTTCGGGCGTGTTAATTTGTGCAATTTCTTTAAAGCGTTGTAATTGTTCTTTTGTAAACTCTATTTCCACAAACTCAATTATTTCTGTATGTTCCCATTTATTTGAAAAATCTAACCACCATTGCTTGTTGGGCAAAGCCCATTGTTCAATTTCTTTGCCATGTTGGATATACTTCACTTTATGGGGACATAACTCAAATCTACCATTTTTTTTGAGTAGCATATTAACACCTCCGTTTTAAATTAGTTCAAGCACTGGAATCCATCCGTTCCGTGCCATTGAAGTAGTAACCGTGTCGTATGTCCAGTGAGCCGCATCATATCTACCTCTCACAACTCTACGGTCTGCACCACTATCTAAAGTTTCTTGACACCAAACATATGAACCATCTCCAAAAGTATCACTAGTCACCAAATCTTCATCACTTAATCCTATATTCCAATTAGGCAAATCACTATCAACGTATTGTGGACTATGCCAATCATTTGTTTGTGCTTTTTCGTGTACAGGGAGTATTAATCTGTTGTATTCACTGCCATGTGTTCCTTTATCGTTAGCTGTTGTATTAACGGGGTCTGATAATCCGCTCTTCATTAGCCTAACTTTATAATCTAAACCATTTTTAGATATAGTGGTTTCTCCAAAAACACATCCAGCAGTATTTATTGCATCCCACGAAATTCCAATTCTTATTGGTTTCATTGGTCTAAATATAATCCTGCCATCTATTATGAATTTAAGCCATAATGTAGTATTGTTTTGTACCGAACCTTGTGAAATGCCCACTTCATTCGCCAACTCTTCTCCTGTCCACAGTTCGCTTGCTGATACAGTACCGAAATATCCTGCTTGTGTATCATCTGCAATTAATCTGTTATAACCGGGTGAGCCAGATGTATCTTCAGGAGTTAATTTATAAGCATCAATCCATTCATTTTCATATTTGACCTGGAACACTCCATCTGCATCTAACCTCAACCCATGTCTTTCTTGTGTCGCAATATCTGCCTTATGTGTAGTAAGAGTGTCGCCATTGATAATAGCCATTAAACTTGGATTTGCTTCAATATCCGCCTTTTCTTGTGCTGTCAATTCATCAGGGAAATTAGTGTACATCCATGCATCTATCGGCACATCTCCCCCTGGATACCATGCAGGCTTTGCCCTATATCTGAAATATCCACACAAATCCTCGTCTGACCTCTCATCTATGATATCTGCACCTGTGATATTTGAGTAACCATTTGCAAGATATACCTGCGCTAGTGATAGTTCATATACTGCGCTGTCCCTTACAAGGCTTGGTGGAGTTGGTGATGCTGAAGGAGTGCCTTCTTTTACTACAAATTCTATCTTTCTATCATTGTAGTTGATTCTTGCTATTACCCTGTCAATTCTTGTGCTACCACTTATATTGTCAGCAAAAGATAAATCAACTGTTGTTTCTATGCTTCTCATTGCTCCCTCAATCAGTATCGAACCTGTGTCTATAAATATAGTTTTATTGGGTACTGCCTGAGGCTTGACTTCTAACTCGTTACCAACCCCACCAACAATGCCACCTTCAACAAGCGCATTAAAATATTCGCGCCATTCAGAAGATGAATATTGCCTGTCACCGCTTATACTTGTAAACGGAAAGCCTAGATCATTCATAACTGCCATATAATTCCCTCCCTTACTGTGTTTCTGCTACGTTTAATCTATTTTTTATTCTGCCTATGACTTTGGATAACGTCTGCTCCGGATTTCCAAACTCTGGTACAATGAAAATATGTCCTCTTTCGAATCTCTCGGTTACCCTTTTTAATTGCAGATTTACGAAATTGTTTCTATCGTCAACAATCGTCACAAAGTCGCCTAAATTATAATCTATCCCATATGCAAACTGTCTTTCAATAATGTCAAACTCATAAGTGTCCACTTTTGCAACCTCTGAAAGTTTCTGATTCCCTCTTTCTATCAGTTCGGTTGATACGTTTGTATCTCTGGCATCGACAAACACTTCCTTCTTTCTACTTGTGGATGCATCAATTTTTTCAATGGTCCTTGCCGCCCCTTCACCTTGCCCACCTACATAAGCTACTGATTTAGAGTTAACACTACTCATTACCCTCTTGTAATTAGCCATGTTGCCGTAATGCATGCCAAATATAACCCTGTTATTGATTGTCTGGTCCGCTGATCTGTTCTTGCCCTCGATTACATCAAATATAAATTGTTTGTTCGTTAGGTCAATACTTAGCGCATAGCCTAGATCTTGAGGACTCAGAACTCGTTCAATTTCATCAGACAATGGCTTGTACCTTGTTTGTTCAGTTATACTCTCACCTAAACCTTTAAGTGTTCCTAATACTATATTATATTGCTTTCTACTTGCGTCCGTAGGGTTTACGATATTGTTATTGACCCAACCCCTCACTATTTGCTCTCTAGTTCCGGTGATTGTATCATGTGAAGTTCCAACAGGCGGTATGGTTATATAATCACCAAGTAATGTGTTTAAATGTTTAGCTTTGATTTTGAGAGTCTTAGTGCTACCTAACTGCTCGATTTGAATATGCTCAATTAAATGTGCTTTATTGTATTCGCGATCAAACCATACAACATCGTTTTCTCTAATCAATCCAGAGTTTGCAACACCATCACTGATAGTGAACTCAAGCATTCCTATGCCATTCCATTCCCTGTACAAGATAACATCCTCATAGCCTCGTATAGATGCCTTATAATTAAAATCTAAATCCATTATGTGTAAGGTTTTCAAATCTACACCCCCACATATTTATTTCTGAATTTAACAGTTGCATCTTGTACAATGCCCTCATCGGTTACTATTTGTATTCTGTTTTCACCTTTTGCCAATGTAAAGAAAGTTGTTTCCGCTATATCTATATATTGGAAAGCTACTTCTGTTTCTCCTGTTGTTAAATCTTCTTTTATTACGTTTGTGTCTTGTATGCCTGTGGTGACTATAAGCCTTTCATTCATCAGCAAATCAAGCGACAAAACAATACTTTCCCCCGTTGTCAAGTTCTCAATACTAAGAGGCGCTGTCTTAGGCCCATCAAATATTACGGTTACAGGTGTGTCAATATCGCCTTCGTTGTTTACAATAACCCCTGCTGTATTCACATAATCAAATTCATAATTAGCTGTAATGTTAAGAGGGAAATTAAAAGAGTTTCCCCCTGTGGTTACTTCTGCTTCTATTGGTTGAGCGTCTTGATAGTATGGGTCGTAGACTTCGAAGATAATAGTAGATTGTAAAAAATCACCCATAATATTCGCCTGGTTGCGCCTTGTTGGCATTCTCCTAACCCTTACAGGTGATAGTTTCCTCGCTCTCCCGTTTTGATATAATTCAAGGGTTCCGTTTCCGGACTTAGGATTCACAATACTATCTAGGCGCCTCAAATCTTCAGGCAAATCAGTACTTACTGTAGCAAATTCAATCTCCATTAATTTAGATTCGAAATAACTGTCTCCTATTGGAGTGCTCCCATCTTGGAATGGCGATGAAATAGTTTTGTTGCTTACAGATCCTCCACCTAGGTCGTTTATGTTAATCAATGCATATTTGCTGTTTGCGCTAAATTCAATTTTTTCACCGTTGGCATTGTAGAAAATAACCTTATCCAAACTATTACACCTCCATTCCCAGTTCTCTATCAAGTAGTTTCAATTCCTTGTTTATTTCATATGGAGAACGAACATTGATATTTACATTCATATTTCTGTTTACTTGGTTACCATTAGCAATTTCCATCGATTCTTGATATGGATATATCTTTGAACCTCTTGGAAGTTCGACAATCTCAGGCCCATGCTCTCCAACCCAAGCCCTTCCACCTTCAAAGAAGTCGGTTCCCATTGCATGAGGCGATGGTCTGGAAGATACGTCTGTCAAAGGCATTCTTCCAGGTGAAAAGTTACCAACAGACCCTCCACTTGTCTCAAAAACTTCTTCTACAATTGTTTTAATAGTCCTTACTATTGGGTTACTGTCAAACCAATCGCTCAAAGATTGCCACCTTGATTTTATCTCGCCATTATCAAGGTCAATCTGCTTAATGACATCATCGCCCTGAGCCTTAACTTCGTCTAATACTCCCTGATGCATCTTCTGAGCTTCAAATATTGCATCTTTTTTCTGTCTTTCCGCTTCCTCGATTATCTTGTTTGCAAGTTCGATTGATTCAGCGGACCCTTCTTCCTTTAGAGTCTGAGCATATTGGATTCTCTTGTTGTATTCCTCTTCAGCTGCAGCGATGGATTCATCCTTTTGTTTAATGCTGTTTTTTATGACCTCAGATGCCATTTCAAGAGTTAATCTTTCTGAATTGGCCTTCAGGTTTTCAAGGATAGTTTCGCTTTCTTCCTGTGTTTCTGAAAGAAGTCTTATTCCATCCTCTTTCATGTTCTCCCTGATTGCTGTTATCTCAATCCATTCCTTGTCAGTGATTTTTCTATTTTCCTCAGCTGCCAACTCAAAAATCTCGGTAATCCTGTCATGGCCTTCCTGTGTCTTGGCTATGGATTCGTCATACTTCTCAGTGGCAATCCTTATCATTTCCTCTTTTTCTTCCTCTGAGAGGTCTGTTGTCTCGTCAAACATCTCCTGTATCTCAGCTATGGCATCAATCTTTTGTTGTTCAAGTTTTCCTATAACCTCATCTGCCATGGTGCCAATGTTGCCAGTGATTTCAGTTGACATTTCACTTGTGACCCTTGCACCACTACCCTTTAATCCCATAAGCGCAGCTGAACCTTCCTTCTCAAGGTCAAGGAATCCCCCCACAGCCTCCTGTGTGTTCTCAGAAACTGTTTCGCCAAAGATGTCAACCTCTGGTATTACATCCTCGTTCAAATACTTGTATAGGCCATATGCGGCGGTCCCTGCTCCTGCTATGGCAATTCCCCAAGGAAGTATTGTCCCAAGGGTTCCGGCCATTACTCCACCCAAGCCTGTTGAACCTGCTCCAAGGGCCTTTGTTGCTAGTCCTGCACCACCTGATAGTTTACTCATAAGGTTTACAGTTGAACCTATTCCTCTGGATAGTTTTCCAGTAACCATGACCACTGGCCCTATAACTGCGGCAAACTTGCCCGCTGTGATAATCATTTCCTTTGTTTCTTCATCAAGTTCTGAAAACCATGTGACACCCTCGTTTATCTTCTCAACTACATCAGACAGTGCCGGGATCAGTATCTTTCCAAAGTCAATAGCCAATCCTTCCATGGCTGACTTAAGTTTTGTAATCTCACCTTGAAGGTTATCCTGCATTACTTCTGCCATCTCCTGGGCCTTCCCAGTGGAGTTTTCAATATTCCCCTGCAACTTGTCAAAGTCAGCATCACTGCCACCCATTATTGACAGGAATCCACTCATGGCCTCTTGCCCGAATATCAACTTTGCATTTTGTGCCTGCTCTGCCTCGGATAAATCATCCCATACAAGACGCATATCCTGAAGGACATCACTGAAGTCACGCATGGACCCATCAGCGTTTTGTGTCTCTATTGCAACCTCACCCAATTTCTCACTGGTGATTGAGATATCTCCGGACATTTTATTGAAGATTGTCCTGAGGGCTGTACCTGCCTGAGAACCCTTTATACCTGCATTGGCCATAAGTCCTATTGCAAGGGCTGTGTCCTCGATTGAGTAACCCAATGCTCCGGCTACTGGTGCGGCATACTTGAAAGTTTCGCCCATAAGCCCGACATTCGTATTAGCACTTGATGAAGCTGCTGCCAAAACATCGGCAAATCGCCCTGATTCCTCAGCCTGCAACCCAAAAGCTGTCATTGCATCGGTGACTATGTCGGAAGTGGTTGCCAAATCCTCATTACCTGCAGCTGCAAGGGCCAATACTCCGGGCAATGCTCCTATCATCTGTTCCGTTTCCCATCCTGCCATGGCCATATATTTAAGGGCCTCAGCACTCTCAGAAGCGCTGAATTTAGTTGTGGCACCCATTTCCCTTGCTATATCCTCAAGGCTCTTCAAATCGCCCCCTGTGGCTCCTGATATGGCAGCAACCTCAGACATGGAGGCTTCAAAGCCTGCGGCTGTAGTTGCGGCAGCTGTGCCAATGCCAATTATAGGCACTGTTAGGCCCATGGTAAGGCCCTTGCCCACACTTTCCATCTTCTTGCCCTTGCTAATCATGTTGTCGCCAAACTTGTTGGCCTTATTTTCTGCATTGCTCAGACTGTTGTAGAAATTGGTGGTATCAAGTACCAATTCCGAATAAACATTACCTGCATCTATTGCCATTTTCTCACCTACCTTTAATTAGGCATTAAAAAAGACACCCTTATAGGTGTCTTAATTGTCTTAAGTTTTATTTCTCATATATGTCCCAGTAAGCCTGTCCCAGCTTAAAGTCATATTCAATGTCAAGTTCATCTCCATTATCCAGTATAGCCCTTACTGCAAGAGTTAAAACCTCATAGTCATTGGGATCCATTGTCTCCGGTCCGAAACTATCAAATATGGGCGAAGTCTCCCCAGGCATCACTGTGTCATGGCTTGTTAAATAGGTTGTGTCATTCTTGTCCTTTAGGTGTACCTTCATATGGTATCTTGTGATAGGGTAGTCAGTGTTATTGGTGAAGGTCGCCTCCATGTATACACTCCCTATGCTGTTAGGCTCCAATATGTTTATGTCCCATGGAATCTGGTCGGGATGGATGGGAATCTCTTCCTCTCCTTCCTCAAGCTCTTCAGGCTCCTCTGGGATTTCCTCTGGCATATCCTCTGCCCCTGCAACATCCACTGGATCATCAACCTCGGCTGCGCTACACCCTGAAAGGACCAATGCCAATACCATAAACGTTAAAAGTACAAGCTTTTTCATATGTATAACCCCCTTTAATTGGATTATACCTTATTTCCTGCTTGTCTTAACAATAAAATTGATTAAATCCTCATTATTGCCCTTTTTCTTGTCCTCCCATGATATTAGATTCCATTTAAGCCTTCCCTTGTCATCAAGGGCCTTGCCATAGTACATATAGCAGACCTCATCAAAGCAATAGGCTGTGAAGGGGTCCTCTATATCCATCAGGCTACTTGGCTTTTCTCTGTACTCCTTTGCCATCATTATTATCTGTGCCATCTTTCTCTTTGTGACGAAAGGAACGCAATGCGCTGATCGGTGCCAATGCCCACGCATATACAGACAACAACTGGTCATCTGTCATATGGTCCTTTACATCCTTAAACTTAGGCTCCACCATGCAGATTTCACAATAGAAATCAATCCACTTCTGGTAGTCCTTGGCCAACTCCTCATCGGTCATCTTGTCCTTGTTAGGTTGTGCAGCCTTACCAAGGGCTGCTTTTGTTGCCATGGCCATAAGAGGATTGTCAATCTTTCCTTCTCTCATCATCCTGGTCAGCTGTGGCCTTTGTACCTTTATGGTGATATTGCCTATCCCGTCAAAATCAGGGATGTCAATCTCTGTTGCCGAATCCTTGAATCTATCTACAATCTTGCTCATATAATCCTCCTAGTTTGTGGTTAAGAGAAAACTACCCGCAATTAAGCAGGTAGTGTCTCTAGCATTGCAACTTCAACAGGTGATTCTCCAAACTTGCTTCTACTCCTGATCTGCATCTGTGGTGAGAAGAATCCTCCATCTACCACTGAGTAGTTCACTGGTCTACCCTTGCAATTCTTGTATGAGAATTTCACATACCCAGTGGTACTTCCGTCCCCATCCTTCTGCTCAGTGTAGACATCCATGGTGAATGCTGTCCTTGCAACTGGTGTTCCAACAACAGGCGCTGAATACTTCTCAGTAACCTCATCCCATGTGCCACCATCAACAAGGGCCAGTATCTCAGGTATGAAAGTAGCTTGTGTCAAGCTTATATCATAGCCCTTTACTATGTCCTCTGTGTTGTTCTGTGCCTTTATTACGTTTTTAACCCTCAATTCCTGCTCCTGTCCTGCGGATGTAAAGGCCACAACATCAGCCTCTGTTGCCACATCGGTCAGGGTATAGGTTACAGGGGTATCTTCTTCTGTTACAATATCAACTCTTGCAATGTTTGCCAATGCAAATTCATTAGGTACTGTCATAATTTATCCCTCCAATTTCTTTAATATCGTGTATTCGATGGACGATGAAAAAGCCTTTTTCTCATCCTCTGGTATAGGTGGTGTCTCAAAGCCTGTACACCTTAGGGCTTGTATCTCCTTAAGGGCCGCCTTTATCTCCTTCTTGTAGACCTCCATAGCCGGGTAATTGCTGGCTGGTATATATGCGATAACATCAAGGACCCTCTGGCCCGTCCTGTTGCTCCCAACAGATGGAATCTGATTCCCCTCAATTACCACACAATACCTGGTAGTGCATTCCCCTGTATGGATTCCAGGCGGGTAAGGGTTTAGGCTATGTTCCTTTAATTTGTCATATACGGTTTTCCACATATCAAATCACCTTCTTGTAAGCCCTTAGCACCTCAGGGGCATTCTTTTGTATGGTCGGGTAGAGTATCGCATATCTTTTGTCATTGGCCAGTTCAAGCCATACGGAATAATCCATGTTGCCCGATAGGGTGATTACAAGCTTTCTGTTCTTCCATCCAAAGCTACCCTGGATTGAGTTTCTGGCATTGGATGTCCTATCTGTCCATGGTGCGTTTCTCTTGGCATCAGCCTCCATCTTCTTGGCCGCTGTGTCTGCGAACAATCCAAGGGCCGCCTGTGCCTTCATGTAGGTCTTAGCAGCTGAGAATGTTGACTTGGTCTTATCGTGCCTAAACATATGAAACAGCCTCCAATTCAACTTGCTTACATATGTCATAGAAGTTGTTGACAAAAGCAACCTTGAAGTTAATCCCATCAGCTGTGAAGGAATCTCCACGCTTGATGTCTGCATCTCCACTGGCTAATAGTTTCCAAACCCCGCCTGCTGCATAGCCTACAATCATCCCTGAAGTGTCAATGATTTCCCTGTTTGACCGTTTCTTATAGACCATCACAGACAGGTCAAAGGGCGGAAGGTCAACCGATACAGTCCCACCAGAGCCATTGTCCTGTTCCTCTGTGCGCTGTATGGTGATGGTTGTTGGATTGTGGGCTATCATGTCATTTATATATTTCTTGTAGTAATCACTCCCTACCATCAGCTCTCACCACCGTTCCTGTCATGCTTTGCCTATACTGGAATGCAAGGGTCATGAAATGGTTTTTAGGTGAAGGAATCTCCACATCTCCAAGCTTTATAGCCGGGATGTCCGCCTTTTTAAGGAGCAGTTCCCTTATAAGCGCCCTGTAACCGTCATCATCAACAACATCCTCCAACCTGCTAGCGAGGTATTGGTCTGTATAGTATGGGTAGTTGTCCTCATCAAGTTTGTCTCTTATATCCATCAGGTCCATACTACTCACCCCTTAAGGCTTCAATAAGCTCTGCCTTTCTCATTGAGCTGTAACCCTCAACACCCTCTTCCTTTGCCATATCCTTAAGCTCTGCTACTGTTAATTCTTCAACTTCTTCTTCTACTTCTTCATAAGGGACATACCCCTGTGCTTTATAGGCTACTTTGTAAGCTTTCTCTGTAGCATCTATTACCTTGTCATTTTTTATATACTTAGGCATTTAATTCACCTCCATAAAATAATAGAGAGGGCATAGCCCCCTCAAGATTAATTATTCCGCCACGTAACCCGCTGGTCTTAGGATTGCGAACGCTTCGTCTTTAATTGGCAAGAAACCAATTCTCATGGTTGCTTTAAGAGCAACCATGTCATTCTCAGCTAGTGATAATGGCTTGCCATCTGCCATAGTTACTGAGCTAAGAGTTGCTTCCTTAAGAATCTCATACTCGATTCCCGCTCTTACTCCAACCAGAGAGTAATTCCAGTTACCAGCTATCAGTTCAGCTTCAGCAGCGTCCCAAGCTCCGTTTCTTACAAACTCAATTGGATTTGAGTAGAACTCGTTTTCTCCAACTCCAGGAACAAACAAAGCGTTTCCGTTTGCATCTCTAAGTTTTCTTAGCGAGTTCTTAATGCCATAATGAGCTGTAAATCCATTCACATCAACACCAGCGTCTTCAACAAGCGCCATGACATCAGAAACATCAAGGTCCATTGATTCAGCAGTTCCAAGAGTTATTTCATTAGTTGCTGTTTCTGCAACTCCTAAAATATTTTTAGTAAATGGTGAATTGGTACCCATGAGACAAGCTGCATCAATTGCTTTATAAAAAGCTTCTGCAATTGCTGGCTTCATCTCGTTGAATACATTAATAGTTGAATCTCTTAATTTCTCTCTTGTCATAGGTACGATAACAGCAAGTTTCTTTGCGGTCATTTCTGGAAATATCCAAGTTGCTACCGATGTTTGGATTCTCTCAGATTCTCCAACCCAATAAGCGCCAGGCCCATCAGTCATAATTGGAAATTTCTTAGTGTCTGATTCCATCGGCTCGACTTTGGAAAGTCTAAGGATCGAGGACCCTCTTGCTACATCCTTCATTATTTCGTTTGCCGATTCTGTTGGCACGAAACCAGTTAAGTTATCCATAAGGAAACCTGAGTCAGCGTGTAGTTGTAGATTTAGTTTTGGTAATTTTGTAATAATAGTCATTTTCTATTCCTCCTTAAAAATTATCCTCTTTTAACTTGCACTTCTCTTATTGCATCCAAGAAACCTGTCTTTGAACTAGCGCTTGGGTCTGCCTTGGGTTTGCTTCCGCCTCCTAGACTTCCACCTGTTCCAGTTGGTGATGCCTCTTCAAACAGATACGGGTCGGATTCCTTTAGTGCTGAAATTGCCGTCTCCATATCCTTGTCAATGTTCTTACTGCCCTTTAAAGCTTCAACATCAAGTAGCGCCTTAGCAGCCTTTATATTCTTGGCTCCCTTAAGTGCGCCCTCTATGGTGTGTTCAACCTTCAAGGCTTCAATTTGAGCGTCTGCATCCTTCTTTGTCTGCTCATACTTTGCCTTGTAATCATCAGCAGCCTTCTTGATGGCTTCAACATCCATCTCCTTGAAGGATTCTATTTCCTTGTTGGCTTCCTTAAGTTGTTTCTTTGTGCTTGCAAGCTCTGTTTCTTTGGACTCTAAGTCACCTTTTGCCTTTTCAACGTCTTTACCGTTGATTTTGAACAACTCTGTTATTTGTTCCTCTGTTAGTCCTAGTGCCAGTAACTCTTCTCTTGTCATAATGTATATTCTCCTTTCACTCATAAGCTTTTTAGGTCGTTGCTGTGACCTTGAGTTTCTCCTTCTAGGTAGAGTAACCAATTTGAACAGTTTAAAGCCTTATTCAGGGCATGAAAAAACCACCCTTTCGAGTGGTCATGTAATAAGTATGAATAAGTCTATTTCACCTCCTCGTATAATATAGTTACAGTTTAATTACTGTATGTTCTTTTCTATCTCACTAATCTTGTGAGATAATTGTTGTACAGATAGAGGTCGTAGTTCACCTCCTTGAAGCTAAGTCTTCCTA